CATATGCAGCATTAACTGCTCCGCAGACTGAACCTGGAATCTTGGTGAACGGTGGATTCATCAAGAATACGGCTGGCACTACAAGATTCGCTATAGTCAAGAAGATCACTCACCTCAACACATACGCTGCAGTTGTCTCTCGCTCGAATCCCATCGCTCTATGGAGACTGAACGAATTCACTGGAGCAACCATTGCTCTAGGTTCATTTGGTCTCTATCCACTTACCTACGGTTCGGGAGTAACTCTCGCTCAGCCTGGACCAACAGGAGACGATGCGTATTCAGCTCTGTTTGATGGAACGGCTAACGGTGATGCAGTCAGTGCGGCTGTAAATCCTTGGGCTAATGGAACTGCAATCTCATTCGAGGCGTGGATATACAGTGCTGCTTGGTCAGCGACTCATGAGATTATCATTAACCTAGGTAACGTCGGACTTTACATTAGCGTTAACAATAAACAACCGTTCATGTCAATCATGGTAGGCGCAGTTCAGCATACGAGCTTCGTCAACATCAACTTACCCACGAGTGAGTGGATTCACTTCATTGGAACTTGGGAATCAGGTGATTATCTTCGATTCTACATCAATGGAGTTGAGAAGACTCCAACTACCTTTGCTACTCCAACTGGAACGTTGAATACGGCTTCAACAATCTACGTTGGAAATCTTGGTGGTTCTTCTCTACCATTCTCTGGTCAACTTGCCGATGTTGCTCTGTATCTCAAGAAGCTAACAGCGGCTGATGCTATGGAGCATTACATGGCAAGGAACAACAGAGCATGACTACTGCAATTACAATCGGTCCACAGTTTACAATGTTGCAGAATGTCGAATACGCACTCCCAGTTATATCTGTCTTTGTAGCTCAGTTGAGTGCGGCTATTCAAACTTCACTTACTAAAGGTGGTTCATACACTGCAACTACAAGTCCTGTCCTCACTAAATGTTTTATCAAGTGTACAACTGGTAACGCAACAATCACGCTAAGAAAGAATGGAGTGGAATGAAGAAGTTTCGTTTTCTTATCGCGGTAGTTCTTGTACTGATTCCAATTAGCCTACTTGCTCAAGCCGTTCCCACGAGCAAATTCGCTTGGACTCAGGATGCACCTACTCTTGCTGATGCACAGGCTTACACTTACCTTTACTTTCCTGATGGTGCTACAACTGGTATTGCTTTCACAGCCGTTACCTGCACTGGTGCTACTTCTCCATTCGCTTGTGAAGTGAACATTCCTGCGTTCACTCCTGGCAATCACACAGTTACTCTTGCTGCTAGAAACGTTGCCGGGGAGAGTGCAAAAACATCCCCTTTAAGTTTCGTTTTCGTCGTAACCCCCGCGGTCCCACAACAATTCAGGATTAAGTAATGCCCTGTCCGTTGACAGAACAGGAGATCCAGGATTATTTCTTTAAGTTAATCCAAAGGGTTCCTGATACATTTGCTAACGACTTCGTTGCAGTAATGGATATGCAGTATCCTTGGAATGGAAGGATGATGCAGATTCCAGAGAACGTTCCCGGTCCCGGTCAACAATTGCCTGCTGATGCACCGTTCTACGGAATCACTCAGCAAGTAAGGGCCGGTGGTATTTCGGCTGGTAGAATTTGGGTTCCGGCCGCTGTTCCACAAACCGATGAGAACGGTCATCAATGGTACACTCGTTACATTCAGGTTATCAAAGACAAGCCGGGTGGTCAGCAAGGCATTGACCTTCTTTGGACCTGGAAGTATGAGTCTGGTAATGCTTACGTTCCTATTTGTGGAGATACACCTGTGCCACCTACTGAACTCGAAGCAAGAGTAAAGGCTCTTGAAGTCCAGAACGAAGTTCAACATCTGGAAATCGAAGATCTCAAAGCTAGAGTTGAGAAGCTTGAACAGGGTGGCATGACATTCCCGAAGCGTATTGCATTGAAGTCGCTTGCAAACGGTAAGATCGTTGCGGCTGAAATCAATTCAAGTAAGGCTCTCGTAGCCAATCGGGATGCAATCGGTCCCTGGGAACAGTTCGAGCTTTTCGTTCTCTAGTCATGGAACTACTGATTCCTAAAGGTCCGGATGCGGCTAGGGATGCCCTGATTAAGGAGTGGAGACCATTCCCTAAGCAGGAGCTATTCTTATCTATTCCGGATACCATTAAGGAAGCATTCTATGGGGGAGGGGCTGGTTCAGCGAAGACCGAGACATTAATGATGCTGCCTATCGCAAGAAGCTGGCACATGAATCCTCGGTTCAAACAGCTCTTCCTACGTAGAACGAACCCGGAACTTAAGACCGAAATCATTCCTAGGATGAAGCAAATCTATCCTAGGTTCGGCGCAACTTGGAACGGGCAAGACTTAACCTGGACATTTCCAAGTCCAGATCAATACGGCTCAGGTTTAAGAGGTAATGCTGGGGCGGTTATTACTTGCGGTCACTGTGAAACAGAAGACGATGTTCACAGATATGATGGCATGGAAATTAATCTCTTCAGTCCAGACGAGTTAACCTCCCTGACACTGTGGATATTTCTTTACATTGGCTACACGAGAACCAGGGCACCCATTGGCTCTGAACTACCTGAGATAATCAGAGCGGGGGGAATGCCTGGTGATATCGGTCACGGTTGGGTCAAGAAAAGACTCATCGATCCGGCTCCTAAAGGTTCAACGGTATTACTTGGCCGAGGTGGAAATAAACGAATCTACATCCATGCTACATATCTCGATAACCCCTATCTTGGTGAAGCTTATGGTAAGACTCTCGCGGGTCTTCCCGAAGCTGAACGCAAAGCGAAGATGGGTGATTGGGAAGCGTATCAAGGTCAGGTATTTGATGAGTTCAGAGATCGTCCTTATCACGATGAGCCTCCGAACGCGCTCCATGTAGTAGAACCGTTTGATATTCCCGACTGGTGGCCTAAGATGGTCATTGGTGACTGGGGATTGAGAGCGATGACTTACGTTGGATTCTTTGCAATCTCTCCGAATGGAAGGCTTTATCTATACCGAGAGTTGCATTGGCGTGGAGCTAAGATTGCTCAGTGGACTCCATTCGTAAAGGATTACGTTGAACGAGAGAATCCACGAGTAATTAAGTTCTGTAGATCGGCTGGTCAGGACAGAGGAACTGAACACACAGTTCAAACTCAGATTGAAGAAGGACTTGGACGATTCGTTGAGCTTTCAGATCATACTAAAGGTTCTCGAATCGCTGGTAAGCAGCTAATACATGAATATCTGAGGTGGAAGGCTAAGCCAATCATTCCGCCTTCAGAGCTTCCTCCCTTTAACGAGGGATATGCTCAGTGGTTGTTTCGTAACAAGAGTGAGAAGGATTATAAATCGTATCTCGCGCTTTATGATCCTCCAGTCGAAGAGACGAATCTACCTAAGCTTCAGATATTCAATGATTGTAAACTGATTCAGACTGCACTTCATTCCTGCATGTATGAGAAAGCAGGAAAGGATGGGAAACCTCCTGAAGATGTAGCCGAATTCCCGGATGATGATCCTTACGATACTCTTCGCTACGCTACTGACTCTGCGGAGAGATATTTTGAGGAAGCCGCTGAGGAATTCTCAGTAGTCAAAGCTAAGCAACGGCTAATCGAAGTTTTGCAGAACACGAATGACTGGACTGCATTCTACAGGAACATGGCTAGAGTTGAGTCTGGTTCTGGAATGCAAGTAGTCAGAGCGTTTCATAAAGGTAGGAGACATTAATGTTCAATTGGCTTCGAGAGCTTTACGAGATTCGCAGAGAACGAAACATCTGCTCGACATGTGAAGTTCTCAGGATTGAACTGGATAAAGAGCGAAGAGAGAAAGAACGGCTTCTCAATCATATCCTTTCTCCTAAGGAAGAGATTCTTCCAACTCCTAATGAAGCTCCATCGCCAGTCTTTGCGGCTAAGAGACCTTGGCGTGCTCTGCAAAGAGAATTGGAAGAACGTGATCGTATTCAGCATCAACAGGTTCTTAGAGAGTTTCAAGATAAAGTTGATCCTAAGCCAGTAGATTCTAGCGCCATCGAAGAACTCGAAAAGAAGCTGGGGATTTCCTAATGGCTAAGAAAGAATACGACGTCACGAAACGTTTCTTGGAAGTGGCTGAGAGAGCAAGACAAACACAGCCGCAATCCAAGAAGAAGAAACCACAACCTGAAGCACCTAAATGGGATCAGGAAGCATACGATACTCGTCCTGGTCGAATCAAAGGACCAAACTCAGGTAAAGATGTGAATCTTCCATTTGAGCGGAAGAGATAATGAAGGCTAAGGACAAGAATCTGCCTGATTCGGAAATTCAGAGACTTCTCTTATCCATTGTCGAGTGCTTTGACAATGAGGACAGAGAAGTTCGAGAACGCCAGATACGCAAGTGTAAGAGATTGAAACTCTTCTGGGATTCAATCTTCCAAGCTTGGTATTCTGAAGTCGCTCACGATTGGAGAATTTGGGACTCTTCAATCGCAGAGGATACGGCTGACCAATCGTATTACGATAAGCCTGTGAATACCTTCCGGGCTTATAGTGAAACGATCATAGCCGCACTGTCGGTTACGACTCCGGCTGCAAAGTGTTATCCGTTTGACGCGGAATCTTCGCTCGACACGGTAACGGCTAAGGCTGGAGACAAAGTCTCAAAGATTATTGATAATCATAACGCTGCTCCACTACTGTGGCTTCGTTCTCTAATGACCTTCTACACAGAGGGAACCGTATACGGCTACTCTTATCCTCGGAAGGATGAGAAATACGGAACCTATGAGAAGAATCGATTCGAAGAGACTCAAGAAGCCAAGAAAACTCAGATTTGTCCTGAGTGTGGTTCAGAAACTCCCGTAGATGAGGATGATGAACCTGTTGTTCCTGAGCAGGAGATGATCTCAGGAGAACAGACAGAACAAATCAATCCGGAAGAGATCAATACAGAAGATGCTCTCATGCCAGAAGAGCAGCCTGATTTGTGTCCGACTTGTTCTAAGCAAGTTGTGATGCTACCTGGCATGAAGACATTCGTTGTCAATAAGCTGGTTGGCAAGACTACCGAACCTAAGTCTCGTGTTTGCATGGAAGTCTACGGTGGTCTTTACGTTAAGATTGCCAACTATGCTAAGACGGCTCAGCAAACTCCATATCTGATATTCTCTCGCGAGACGCATTATGCTGAAGCGATGGAAGAGTATCCACATCTTCTTGATAATGACACAACTGTCAAGAAGCTGAAAGATGGTGGGACTGGGCCAAGAGATCAGTATGCTCAGTGGGGTAGGATGAACACTCTCTACATGGGAGAGTATCCTAACTACGTAGTCACTGAGCGTAAGTGCTGGCTTCGACCTTCAGCATTCAATACGGCTGGAAATAAAGCAGACATTGATAAGCTCAAGACTCTTTATCCTCGTGGTGTTAAGGTCTGTCTAATCAATGATGAATTCGGTTCGGCTGAGCCGCAATCTCTTGACGACTACTGGAGTATCTCAGTAAATCCTCAGGAAGATTACCTCTGCCATGATCCGGCTGGAATTCCTTTGGTCACGACTCAGGAGATCACGAACGATTTGATCTCTTTGATTCTGCAGACCATTGAGCATGGTATTGGACAGACCTTCGCTGATCCTGGAGTATTGAATTTCAAGGCTTACAAAGATACCGAGACTATGCCGGGTGGGGTTTACGAAGCGACTCCAAAGTCTGGCAAAGCCGTTGGTGATGGATTCTATCAGATGAAGACGGCTACCTTATCCGGTGAGGTAATGCCATTCTTCGAACTGATTCAATCTCTTGCACAGCTTGTCTCTGGTGCTCTTCCTTCTTTGTTTGGCGGTCAGCTTGATGGGAGTAATACAGCATCTGAATATTCGATGAGTCAGGCTCAGGCCAGACAGAGAATCCAGAACGTTTACAAGCTCTTTACTCACTGGTGGAAGGAAGTAAAGGGCAAGGCCATCCCAATTTACATTAATGAACTGAAGAAGACTGGAGTCGATGAGAATGATGTTCAACGGCTTCCAGACGGTTCGTTCGTTAATACTTTCATTAGGATGGCAGAACTTGAAGGTCGAATCGGCAAGGTA